ATTGCCGCAGTTTTTGCTGAGTAGTTTATAACAGTCTTACCCGCTTGCAATTTCTTGATCCAATGGATTGGCGAGAAATGCGAGTAAGTAAACGCCTGTCCCTTAGTTGGGACCGCATCAACAACCGCATCAAGATAAACGTGGTCTATTTTAGTCGCGCCACAACCCGACGGGTTTAGCTCGCAAGTTGCCGGGCAGGTTCCAAAGTTGTCTTTAGTGCCCGCCCTATAAGTAACCGCAACGCCTTTTGTCTTTTGCGCCCGGCTTATTTCTACAGTCTTTAACATTATAACTTCTCCCAATCTGAAAAATGCGCAACAGAATAAGAGTTTTTACGACCGTTGTTTTTTTCGTGTTGGGTTAAAGATTGGGCCGCCCGCCTTGCGTTTTCTTTTAGGTGGTAGCTTTCTATGTTTTTTTGATCCGAAGTAGATACCACGACCCAAGGCCCGGAAAATTGTTTATTTTGTTCTCGTTGTAACATGGTTGCCCCCATAAGTTTCTAATAAGATAATATGGGATAATATAGAACATAAAAAAACCCGGCGTCAACCGGGTTAATTTAATTATTTTTTACGTCGCTTTTGTGGCTTTGGACGGGTCCGGGGTTTTTGTCGTGCCTGCTGTTTTTCAAACTTTTCTAAAGCTTCATCGCCATACTTTATTCTGGCGAATAATTTAATTAAGAAAAACACTACCAATCCCCCCCAAATATCTTTTTGAACACCTCGTCGAGAATCTTATCCATTTCCGCACGGCTCATGATACTTGCCCACAATAATCTTCGGCTTCGGGGGTGAGGTAATCGTGCAGTTCCCTCGCAAAGTGTGCAATATGTTCACAGTCACTTACAAACGTATCAGCTTCAAAGTTTCCTGTAGACAACTCCAACGCAGAAACTTCGATGTCCACTAAATGGGCTTTGATTTGCTTAAGGGTCATTACTTGCTCTTCCACAGATTTTGAGTTGGGTAAAAGTATCAGACTTCCTCCCGGTTCATGGTAGGAAAGAACCTGACGCGCTCCTGTTTTGTAATTAGCCGTGTTACTAATTGTTAATTCGTCCCAATCGTCTACGTCCACAGATACCAGTAACATTTCCGCATCAACAATTTGCTGGGAAGGTTGATTAACTGTGACCATGACATTGTAGCCATCTTCGTGTGGCTCATCTGTGTGATGGATTACGTCAATCACCAAATCATCACTGCAATTAATATAAATTTCTTTGCCAGACTTGATGTCAAGTGCGGGAAACGATGTGTCTTCTTTGATTAAATTTTTACGGCTCATGATATAACCCCTGCTTGGCGGGTTACCCGTATTTTTTCCTGTATACTGGATTCTGGCGGCGTTATTTGAAAAATATCCACAACGTTTAGCCCGAGGTAATCAGAACCGTTATCTTTTGCAAAATCACGTCTTGCTACTTCACTAGCTGTAACAACGTCCTCCGCGACAATTACAAAGGTTTGGGACACAACGCCCTCCACCACTATTTCGTAAGTCTTTTTCATGTTTTTTCTCCGTAGTTAAGTTAAGTTAACTATGCGATCCTATGCGATTATATAGGACATATCAACCCCAATATTTTTTCCCAGTCAAAGTCCCCCTCTTCAAAGTAAACAGGCTCGACCGCTAAACCTTCAAACCTTAAGTCCATAGCGTCACTTGCGGGGTATAAGTAGATACGTTGCGGCAGTGTTTTTGTCTTAACTTTACGGACTAGAACCCACGCACTTCCATGAGCATGGTTAGTAAGCCAAGCCACTTGATGAGGGCGTAGCTCGACCGCGTTGCCGCCGCTCGCCTTTAGTTCGATGAAGTGAAACAAACCTTTTTCGTCACACAACAAAACATCAGGCACTCCGGGCATCGCCCACGTTTCTAGTCTAGTGGATTTTAGCTTTCGGCTGCTCTTCTCTATCCCCGTCTTCATCATCCGCCACAAGTCGGCTTCTCGCTTTGTCGCGGTTTTGGGGATTGTCCTGTCCTTCGGGAGTAATGTCGATAGTGATCGGGGCATAGCTTTGTTTGATTTCCTTTAGGGCGTTCAAGACTTCATCTTTACTCATAGAGTCGATGCTTCCATGTCTTACTTCGCTTTTGCTTACATAAATATCGCCTTGTGCTTGCCCCCGTCGATATTCGGCTTGGACGGCGGCTGAATAGGCACCGTTAGTTAAAGCCATGTCTCTTATAACCTGTAGGTCTTTAATATGACGCTGATAGTGAACCCCATACTTTTCGTCGAGTTCGGCACGATAGGATTGGATTGCGTTAACAACGTGCGGACTAATGTGAGGATTGGTTAGCTCATAAGCACGAGTATGGGCGGAGCCCGCCGGGTAGCCCGCTTCAATAGCGGCTTCTCTCATAGTTATCTGCCCGTCTTTAGAAACCAGTTCTTTTACAAACAGTTCTTGCCGACGGGTCAAAGGCTGTTCTCTACTTGCCCGGGGCCTGCCAACCTTTTTCTTTATGACAGGTGCAATTGACTTTGCGGTAGTCTTTCTTGAGGCCATAAGTGTTCTCCAGTTATTTTCAGATACATTGGAGTAAAAAGCCCGCTTTGTATATATACAGCAAAATATATTTTTATAATAAAAAAACTTTCAGGCCCTTTAAGGCACTTCCGCCTCTTTGCCCCCAGAAAGGTTACATAAACCCCTTTTGGCCACATTTTTGTTTTTCTCTTATGTAACCAGATAACCCTATATACATAAACGATATTTTGCCTAAAGTTACACGGTTACACCAGTTACGCCTATTTTTACTAAAAAACTTTTTTTCTAATTTATATCTCTATATACATAGAACGGCGTATTAACTGTGCCCAAAAGCAAAAAGACCC